GGTTGCCGGCGGGTAGGCCAGCAGGTTGCGCGCGTCGTCCGGCGCCTGGTACTGGTGGCGCTTTGGCGGATCGAGCGGCGCTTGTGAAACAAACGGCAGCGGCGCGGCGGCGACCAGTGCCAGCAGCGCGATATTGACGACGTTTTCGACGTAGCCTTGCTGCCGTTTCGGCGCTTGCGTAACCAGCGGCTGGCGCGCAACACCCGCAGCCGCCGATGGTCCATCCGGCCCGCCATCCTGCCAGAAATGCCCCCAGGCCTGGCCGCGCTCGGTGAAATTCAGCCCGGCGGCGTTGAGGCGGGACATATCAGGTCACGCAGGCCCAGAGGCTCGCGGTGGTCGCGGTGAGCGCGGCGGCCGGGTTCGGCAGCGCCGTGGTAAGGCCGGTGCTGCTGGTGCCGAACAGGATCGGCGCGGTGCCATTGAGCTGCGCGCCGGTGCGCGCGGTGCCGCCCTTGAGTGTTGGCACGGTTGTCGCGGTCATGAAATAGCCGAGGTAATACAGGCCCGTCGTCGGGATCGTGTACGGCGTGGTCATCGCCAGCGTTTTGATCGTGTTGGCGGCCCAGGCGGTCGTCGTCTGGTTGGCGCTGGTGGCGAGCAGGTTGCGGCTGGCGTCGAACAAACCGAAAAAGTAGTTTGTCGGCGTGCCGGCGGCGGTGGTGGCCGAGAAAAAACTGATGTTCGAGACCACCGTGCCCGCGGTGAGCCATACGGCGGCCATGTTCAGCGTACCGCTGGCGGCGGCGGTGGTGTTCACTTCCGGGCAGGTGTTGCGGTCCATCGTTTCGCCCTTGGCGCCGTTGATGCCCCTGTTAGCCATCGGCGAGATGGTGGCGAAATTCGATTGCAGGATCTGCCCGCTGGCGTTGAACATCTGCCAGCCGAGGCCGTCCTCATAGGTCGCATAGCCGCCGGCCGGGATGGTCAGCAGCGGCGTGATCTGGTTGCCCGCGCCGGTGCCGCCGCGGAAAAACTGGAATTGATGCGTCGCGGCGGCGTCGGTGTTGACGACGCTGATGCTGCGGATGAAGGCCTGCGTGCTGGCCGGCACGGTGTAGATCGTGGCCACGGCGGCGGCGATCTGCCCCTGGTACAGCGCTTTGTACGCCTCGACCCCGGCGTTCAATTCCATGCCGAAAATCGTGCACGTCAGCGTGGTGGCGACGTCGGCATCGGCGGCGATGGTATCGGCGGCGGCGAGGGTTAGCATTGGTTTCTCACAGAATGATTTGGCCCATTAGCGCGGGTGGCGATACGCCGGCGGCGGGTTTGATTGCCAGCACGATCATGTTGGCGCCGGCATTATTTGCCGCCAGCGTTCCTGTTCCTGTCACGGTGGTGGTCGCCGCCGCAGGCTGCACTGCGGTGCCGACCGCGCCGCGAATGAATCCGCCGGAATCATGGTTTACACGCGTGGTCCAGGTCAGCGCGCCGGTATCGGCAAACGCATGCGACACGCTGGATGCGCCCGGATTAGTCACCATATCCGAGCCCATGAAAGCGACCAGCAGCGCGCCTGCGGTGGCCGGCGTGATGCTATTCGCGGCGAGACTCCAGGGGCTTGCCGTGCTGGCCGCTAGCACTGTCGAGGCGGGCGTGGTGACATCAGGCTGCGCGGCGTTGTCGGCACCGGCAATGCCCAGCACGCCCGCCACACATGCTGATGATGTGGTAATCGTCAGCGCGGATTCACTTCCCGAGCAGTCTGGCTTGATCGCCAGCGCGACATACTGCGAATCGACAAAGCACTGGCCGTTTGCGAGTTCGGTGAATCCGCTCGGCCAGGTCACAGCGGTGCCGGTATTATCGCTGACGATCCAGGCGATCGCAACGTCATGCGCGGCGAGCGCGGTACTGACGATGGGATTCGTCGCAGGCGAATCCTGCTTCCATGCCGTCAGGGTGAATGGCATGGCTAGATATACGGCTGCAGCGTGCGCAGATCGGCCAGGCGGAACTGCAAGAAATCCTGCAACTGCGTCACGCGCGGATTCAGCACCGTAGACGGTTTGCCGCCGTTGTCGGGCGCGGCGATCGGCTGCGTCGACATAATCAGCTCGTCATACCAGACATAGGCGGTCGTGGGCGCGCTGCCCGCGATTTCCGTCATGTAGGTTTCCATGCGGACCTGATCGAAGAAATTATCTATGTTGTTGTTAAAAAACACGCCGGTCACGCGATGAAATTGCTTGTAGGCGCCGCCGTTGACCGCAACATAGGCGTCGACCGTCGAGGTAGAGCCGCCAAACGTGCCGATGAAAATTTTCTCGTAAATCGTGTACCACTTGTATCCGGTGGTGGTCCAGAAACAGCCATCGCCGTCGCCGATGCCCTGCACCTGATTTTGGTAGCGGCAGTTGTAGCCGCTGCCGCTGGGCGAAGCGGTATGGTTTGCGCCCTGCTGGATCAGGCAATCGCCACCACCGCACGGCCCCTGCACGTTGGCGCCGATCTGCGTGGCAAAACCGTCGCCGCAGTTGTTATACATATCGACGCGGCCGCCCTGGTTGTAGACGGTGGTGTATTCCGCGCCCTGACAGGTCGAACTGCTGCCATGCACATTGATGTGCTTGATCGTGCTGTGCCAGTAGTTCGTGTTGTTGCTGAAGTACGCCGGCGACATCCGTATCCGGTACTGGATGTACATCGTGTCGCCGACGTTGAACGTGTGGCCGATAGCCTTTGCCCAGGCGCCGCCGATGTTCTGATCGCTGACGCCGGACCGCAGCGTAAACCGCAGGCTGCTGTTGCCGGATGATCGCGTTGTGGTGTCGCGCACGCCTTGCGTGGTCGCGTCGCCCGCAGTCTGTAAATAATCGTTGATCGCCGCCGATGTCTCGAAACCTTCGCACAACACGACACCGGCGGCGGCGCAGCGGGCGGCAAAATCGCTTTCCGGCGTGGCGCGAGCGGGGCCGCACATCAACAGGGCAACGATCAGCAGATAGCGCATCAGGGGCATACGATCGATACCTCGGCCGAGTAGTCGCCTTCGAGCCCTTGCGAGTCGTAGGCGGTCACTGCAAAAAAATAGGTCACGCCACGCGTGAGCCCGGTCACCAGCTTGGTCAGCACGTTGCCGACATCAATCCCGGCGCCCGGCGATTGGAGATAGGTTCCGGATGATGTGCCGTAATACACGCGGTATCCGACCAGATCGGCATCGGGCGAGGCATCCCACGCGAAGGTGATCTGCCCGGCCAAGGCCAGCACGCGATGAATGGCGCCCATGATTATGCGACGCCATTCATGCGTCGATCAGTCCGCCTCGTACTCGATCGAGCTGGAGATTGCGGACGGCGTCGGCGAATTGAGCGACGAGACCGACAGCGAAATTTCGCCGAGCGAGGCGGTGTTGCCGACCAGGTCGATCAGCTCGTCGTCCTTGGTCAGCCATTGATACGCGCCGCCGTAGCCGTTGAGCGCGAAGCAGAGCAGCGCGCCGAGCGTGGCTGAGCGTTGCGGCATGGTGGTGGCGGTGAAGCCGGTCACCGTCGGCGCGGCCAGCGCGGCCATGGCGTTCGGCTGCGCCTGGTCTTTGCCGTTGGTGCCGAGGCCGATGGCCGTGGCGGCGACGGTCGAATCGCGGCCGAGCATGAAGATCATCGGCGCGGAGGTGGCGGCGGAGAGGCCGCCGACGTGCAGGCGGTGCAGGCGCACGCGCTGCGTGGCCGAGCCGCCCTGGATGAAGCAGGCGCCGTTGGCCGTCATGGTTGCCGTGTCTGCGACCGCGGTTGGCGTCCAGAACGGGTTTGAAAACATGCGTTTTGACATGGTATTACCTCACTGAAGTTAAGATTTGCGTCCCGTTGAAAGACTGCCCGTAGCGCTGCTCGAGTAAAGCCGCTTCTTCGCGCGCAAGGTCGAGCCGCTTGCGCATCGATTGACACTGCCCTGTTAGAAACAAATCCGCGTTGCAGGCGTCGCAGATGTAGTGATTGCAGGCCTTGCAATGCCCGCGCGCGCGGGTGCGCGTGGCGGAGATTGCGACGTGCTTCTGGCAATGGCTGCACGACAGCGTGCCGGATTCGAATACCTTGCCTTCGGCGGCGTGCGGCACCTTGGCCGGATCCAGCCCGGCGGCGCGGATGAATTCGTCGGACACGCCGGGGGAAAAGCGGCTGTCGATGTGGATGTAGCCGTCTTCTTTCATGGGGCCCCTGTGCCGGAAAAGAAATGGGCGCGGTTTTTAAGCCGCGCCCGAAGGTTCCACCGAAGGTCGATGGATTACGCCGGCGGATTGACGGTCGGCGCGAAGTCCGGCTCGCCGAGGATGGCGATGCAGGCCAGCGGTGCGGCGCTGGCGTTGGCGGACGGGGTGATGGTGATGCGGGTGTAGCGCTTGTTGCCCTTGTAGCCGAGCTTGAAGCACTTGTCGTCGTCGCTGAAGACGAAGCTGGCGAGCGCGGTGGTGCCGATCAGGTCCGCGGCGGCGACGGCATTGCTGCCGGACATATTGGATGCGTCGGACTCGTCGATCGTGACCGCGAAGGTCGCGTCCACGTCGGCCAGAGTGCCGGTGACGATCGCGTAGGTCAGGCTGTTATAGCCCTGGCGGTCGATGATCTGACCGACTTGCGCAGTGTTGTCGGCAACGCCGGTGCTGGGACTGAGAACCCGCAGCAGGTTGATGTTGTTAAACAGGTCTTTCATGATGGTTGGCTCCTGTAGGATGGGTTGAGATCGCGGATCAGATGAACTTCAGGAGCTTGATGGCTTCGAAATTCGTGATGCCCCCACCAGTCCGGCGCGTGAAGTTGAACTTCGTCGTGCCTTTCTTGGTGACGTTGTCGCGAATCAGCGCGATGCCACGGCGGCGGACCACCGTGTAGGCGCGCTTGAAGTCGCCAAAGGCGAGTGAATAGCTGTTCGCCGCGCGGTCGGGCATGTAGTCGTCGACATTGACCGGGGCACCCAGGAAGGTACCGGACATGCTCTTGGCGGGGTCCGGGTTCCAGAGGTAGTAGGTGCCGGAGCCGTCCTTGAACTGCCGCATCGCGGAAAGCGTGTTGTCGTTGCAAAGAAACGACGCGCCCGGGCGATACCGCTGCTTGAGTGCGTGCACCAGGTCGATCACCTTGTCAGCCTTGTTGCTGGCCGCGAAGTCGCCGGAGACGCCGGTACTGATGAAGCCCACCTTGCCCCAGGCGTAGGACGCGTTGGCGATGTTGGTGTAGGCGAGGATGCCGCGCGGCTGCTTGACGCCAGTGCCGTTAATGAAGGCGGTGCCTTCCAGTTCCGCCATGGTGATGCCGGCTTCCTGGGCGAGATCGGCTTCGAGGTCGTAGTCGGCATCGTCGAGCAGGTCGTTCGGCACCCACGGTTCGGCGTGCACGCGGATCGGGAAGATCTCGATCTCGGAGAACTGCGGGGCCGTGCCCTCGCCGCCTTCCTCGGATTCCCCTTCCCAGCCGCCGGCGATGCCGCGGGTCTTGACCAGCTTCTTATAGCTGGCCTTGCCAATAGTGCGCTCGGTGGCGAGGTTGGCGAATGTGACTTCAGCCCGGGCGACGCGGTCGATGGCGGTATCCATCTCGGCGGAGGTGATGAAGCCGCCATCCGGGTCGGATTGGGCAGTCATGGCCTTGGCTTCGCGGGCTTTGTGGGCGGCGGCCTCGAGCGCGACGCTGTCGCCGGTGCGCAGGAAGCTCTGAAAGGCGGCCTTATACTCGGCGGCAGCCGGATTGTCACTTGCCAGGGCGCCGGGGCGCGCGGCTTTCTTTTGCATCTCTTCCAGTTGCGTCAGCGCTTCGCGCACGTCTTTCGTGCACTTCGTCACGTCGGCGTTGATGGTGTCGACCTTGCCGACCAGGTCGGCGGGGGCGTAGCCCTTGCCTTCGATGGCGGCGATCTTGGCGTCGTTGGCTTTCTTGAATTCTTCCCAGGCGACGCCTTGTTTGTCGAGCAGCGTTTTGATCTCGGCCATCGAGATCTCGCCGACGCAGAACGGGGCCGCAGCCAGGGCGGCCAGCGCTTCGGGCGGCAGCATGCCGTGCGCTTGCGCCAGGCCGGCGACGCACGCAAGGCCGACGACCAGTGCGGCCATCCAAATAGAACGGTGTTTCGAATTCATGGTGATTTCCTTTATGCGGGTTGGATGAGTGTGGTGTTGCGTTCGATCAGTGCTGCCAGTTGCGACAACTCATCGCTGCCAGCGTCCTGCATGGCGCGGAGGTGTTTGAAGCCCTGATTCATGACGATTCGGGCTTCATTGCGCGAGAACCCAGCGTCCTGCATGAGTTTCTCGAATTCGCGTTCGGTGCATTCGCCGGACTTGACGCTTTGCACGCGGGCCTTGGTATTGGCCGGGAAGGTGACGAGGCTGACCTCAAGGAGATCGACCTTTTTCAGGGTGCGGCGCGGCTCTTCGGGCTTGCTGCGCGCGGCCCATTCCTTGGCGATGTAGCCGATCGACAGGCCGGTGATGGCGGGCCGTGGCGTGGATTTCAGGGCGACATAGGCATCGCGGCCGGCCTGCGTGTCGAGCAGCTTGCCTTCGACTTTCAGGCCGTGTCCGTCTTCGGAGAGGCTGGTCCAGATGCCGACGGGCATCATGCTCGCGGCATCCATGCCCCAGCCGCCGTGCTGCAGCAGCATGGCGGGGAATTGGCCGGACTTCTGCGCGCTGGCGAGCGTATCGGCGAAGGCGCCGGGCTGGATCACGTCGCCGTAGGCGTCGACGTTGCCGAACACGGCGCCGTAGCCGGAGAAGGTCATGGCGTCGGCGCCGCCGTTGCCGGCGAGTTTGACTTCGCCGAGCGGACAGGCGGTGTAGTCGAGGCCGGGGGCGGCCTTGCGTTCGAGTTTGCTCATGGCGGCCTCAGTTCAGGGGCTTGTCGGTGCCGGCGGGCGTGTCGGCAGGCTTGTCGGCAGCCGGCGGCTCGTCGGTCGGGCGGGTGTTGATCGGGACGTAATATTTGTCCCCTTCCACATACGGGTTTTGCTCTTCAAAGGCGCGTATTTCATTCGGATTGAGCGCGCCCATCTGCCACATCTTCCAGTAGAAGTCGCCGCGGTCCCGGGTGTTGCCGCGCAGCAGCGCGTTGGCCGCGAGGTGGCAATACAATCCGGCGTCGAGATCGGCGTCGGATAGCAGATTGACCATCGCCGACTGTTCGAAATTCTCGAAAAACGGCATCAGCGTATTGGTGACGTGCGCCTGAAACATGCTTTCCGCGCTGGCGTAGGTGGCTGCCTTGTCGCTGATCCCGACCATGATCGGCATGACGCCGAAGCCACGGCAGATGGCCTCGTCCTGCGTGCGCCGCGTTTCGTTGAACTGGCTCTGGTCGGCGGGCTGGCTGATGGCCTGGTATTTCAGGCCGCCGTAGAGGATGGCGGTCTTGCCGGCGTTGTCGATGCCCCCGTAGGCGGCATTCCAGCTTTCGCGCAGGGCCGTCACTTGTTCGCTGTTCAGATTTCCATCGGTGGACAGCAGGCCGGCCACGCGTGCGCCATTGGAGTAGAACTTTTCACCGTGTTCCTCGGCCGATTGCGCGAGGCCGATGGCGCTGCGCGCGGCGATGACGGCATTCATGCCGCTGATACCGTCCCAGCTCATGTAGCGCAGGTGCCACATCAGCTCCTGAGGCACGTCGAGGAAGCTGCCATCGACGAGCTGTATCCGGTATTGCAGTTTACGATCGGGCAGCTGCTTCCAGGAAACCTTATCCGGCGGGAATGGCAGCAATTCGAGAATCTTGCCGTTGACGCCAAGCACCTTAAAGACGTATGCGTTATTGCTCATCGCCAAATGCAACCCAATGCTCTGGCGAAACAGAAACGAGGTCTGCCATTCGTTCGGCTTCAGCGTCAAAAGGCGATATAGCGGGTGGTCCTTGGCCGGCTCCGACCCGCCTTCCGGCAATTCCCGCATCAGCTTGAACGGGACCTGGGCGAGGCCGTTGCCATATACCCGCGCGCAGGCGTTGACGGTGGTGTATTCCAGCGCTTCTTTCGCGCTGGTGGGGCCGCCGGTGCCGCGCAACCATGAAAAATACTGCTGGAATGTATCCCAGGTGTCCGACTTTTTCTCGCCTGGGCCGCGCGACAACCACGAAAAGAGCTTCATCCGGTCACCAATGTCATCCGCGGGCATCGTGTTTGCATTTGTTTATAGCTCCGCGAATCCGGGGATGGTTTCTTTTTCGCCGCCGATACTGCGCGCCAGCGCCATGACGCCGGCGACGATGCCGTCGATCTTTTCGCCGGACTTATCCTTCGCCGGCTTCAAGTTGCCGGCGGGGTCCTGCGTGACGGCGACGTTGCTGGCCATCCAGCGCAGCACCGGGTGGGCGTTGTGCACGAGCTGCTTGCCCAGCACCAGTTTTTCAAGTTCCTTGGTCGGCGCGCTCATCGAGGCGAAGCCCTGGCCGAAGGCGATGACGGTGAAGCCGTCGCCCTGCAACTGCGTGGTGATCTGCGTGGCATTCCAGCGGTCGATCGCGATTTCCTTGATGTGGAATCGCTCGGCCAGCGCGTTGATGTCGTTGCGGACTACGTCGTAGTCAACGACGTTGCCATCGGTGGCTTTGATGAGTCCGTTTTTCACCCACTGGTCATACGGCACGCGGTCGCGGGTGACGCGCAACTTGATGTTGTCGCGCGGCATCCAGAACCGGGCGAGCCAGACATGCTTGCCGTCCTCGCGCTTGAAATCGAGCAGCAGCGCGGTCAGGTCGGAGACCGACGAGAGATCGAGACCGCCGCAGCATTCCATGCCGTCGAGGTCTTCCTCGTCGACAACCTCATCGCAGGCATCCCACGATTCGATCGCCAGCCAGCGCGAGCTTTGCTCGGTCCACAGATTCAGGTGCAGGCGCTTGAATGTGTTTTCATACGCGGGCATCTGCCGGGCCCGTTCGCACTCTTTCGTCAGGTAATCGACGGATATCGACACGCCGAGATTCGGGTTGGCTTTGTACCAGGTCGCCGGCTGGGTCCAGTCGTCTTCGGGCCCGGCGGCGTAGATCACGCCGAGGAACGAATCATCCTGAATCTGCCCGCCGATCACCTGGCGCGCGTGCTGGTGCATGTCCCAGCACATCGAATGCTTGTCATACCCCGCCGTGGTGAGCAGGACTTCGAGCGGCTGCCGGCGCGATCCGGTCGACGTGTGCAACGTGTCGTAGAGATCGCGGTCGCGCTGAACGTGCAGCTCGTCAAAAATAATGCCGTGCGCATTGAGGCCGTGCTTCGATCCCGCGTCGGATGACAGCACCCGGTAACTCGATGCCCATGCCGGCACGACCAGCGAGCGCTTGTAGGCCAGCGAGCGGTTGCGCAGCTCGGCGTTGGCGTTGCGCATCGACATGGCGGCATTGAAGACGACCGACGCCTGATCGCGATCGGCGGCGGCGCTGAATACCTGCGCGCCGTGTTCCTTGTCGATGAACGTCAGCGCCAGGGCGATGCCGGCCGCAAGCGTGCTCTTGCCGTTCTTGCGCGGGATCTCGACGTAGACAATTCGATATCGGCGTAAGCCGTCATGCGCACGCTTCCAGCCAAACATCGGTCGGACGATGTCGTTACGCTGCCAGTCTTCAAGCGCGAACGGCTGGCCGGCGCGCTCGCCTTCGATGTGTACCAGGTAGCGGTCAAAAAACGCACACGCCAGGTCGGCGGCAGCCTCGTCAAAATAGAACTCGGCACGGTCAGCGCTTGGCGCCGATGGCGACGACGTTGTCGAAGAATTCGGCGTGTGAAGTTCCATCCTGTTTACGGGCTTCCTCTTCCGGCGTGGGTATGCCCGGCAGCGTCGGTGTCAGCGATGGCGCATTGATGCGCGAGCGGGCGCTCGGGTTCATCACCATGTCGTTCTGGAATGCGCGCATCGCCTTCAGGTGATCCGCCGCAATGCCAACTTCGGGGCGCTTCTTGATCAGCTCGCCGTGCTGGTAGGTCTGACCTAGCTTGCGGACGACCAGCGACGCCTTGCGCCATTGCGCATAAGACTGGCAATACCCGGCCAGCGCGGTCTGATCGAGCGCACTCAGCAGGCCCATCTGTTCCAGGTTGCGGCACACGCGCCGCCATTCGGTTTTCGCCACCGGGTCCAGCCAGGGCGGACATGCTGCCGCGCCCGATGCCTTCAGCTCCCGCCGAGGCTTACGTTTCCCGGGATTCCCCGCCAAATCCTTCAGCACTTGCGGCTTTGGACGGCGACCGGCCATAAAAAATAACCTCAGAAAAAATAATTTTCATTTCGCGGTCACGCGCGTGGTGT